CTTGACCAGTGATGATAAAAGAATGCAAAAGATTGCTGAGTTAGCAAATACCGTTAAGGACACTGGTAACACATTGATACTTGTAGACAGGATTGAAGCAGGACAACTATTGCATTTGAAACTAGAAGAACTAGGTGTGCCGGAAGAGAATGTGGTATTCGTATCAGGTGGTACTAAAGGTACAACTAGAACTGAACACTATGATGACATTGCTACTGCTACTAACAAGATTATCATTGCCACATATGGTGTGGCGGCAGTTGGTATTAACATTCCTCGTATCTTTAATGTGATGCTATTAGAACCGGGTAAGAGTTTCGTAAGAGTTATTCAATCAATAGGTCGTGGCATTCGTAAGGCAGAAGATAAAGACCACGTCATGATATGGGATATAACCTCATCATGTAAGTTTGCCAAAAGGCATTTAACTCAGCGGAAAGCATTTTACAAAGATGCGTCATACCCGTTTTCAGTTGAAAAATTGAAATATAAATGATATAATACATTATGCGTATATTAACCCTAGACAACGAATTTTACAACTTAGAAACATTACCGGAAGAAATAGATGACCTCCGCTTTGCAATACTAGACAATAGTAACCCGCAAAACGTAGATTATCATTATATTCCGTTAATTTTTTTAGAATCATTTAGTGCTCCGGCATTAGTGTTGAAGATAGGTGATGCAACTATCAAGATGCCGGTAGACTGGCAGATACTTATTGGTGAAAAAGAACACGGCGACTTAGAGACATTACCTCTTACTAGTATTAATGATAGAGGGTTTAATTCATTTGAGTTCAATCCATTGACTAGTTTTAGCCCAAGTTTCTTGCCCATTGAAATAGTAGACATTTATCACGATGTTACATGGTACGCTCCTCGCTTAAAGAACGGGCAATTTTTGTGTGTGCCTATTGATGATGGTCCTAAACCACGCTGTGTTTACTTTGTAAAAGAAATTAGTCGCAACTGCGAGATTGTAGATTATTCACAGGCATTCTAATGGCAACTAAAAAAGCAACAACCCCTGCTGATGAAAAAATAGAGAAGCAAGACTTCCCGTTGTTTGATGCACTTAATGCGTTAGACAGAAAAGACTATGCATGGTTTGATTCATTGAGCGAAGAACAACAGCGTAAATTTGTTGCATTTATGATGATAAAGTACATGAGTTATCTTAAAGGCTCAAGTGCCCTTTCAGCATACTATGTGATGAGCACCGATGTTAACGCAAACAAATACTTCTTTAACGAGTATGTATCTAAGCATCCCAAGCTTCAATGGTTAATGTTATGTGCGTCAAGCCCGGGCAAAGGAAAACAGTTTCATCCATGGCTACCTCAGATTAAAGAGAAGGTTAGTCTGTTAAAAGAACACGCAAAAGCATCTGAAATTAAAGAGTACTTTAAGAAAATCTATCCTTCTAATGTCAATGATAGTGACTTGAAAGAACTTGCTGATGCATACGTAGAGGAACATAAAAGAAAAATGTACCTCGCAAACAAATTCCCGTCAATGAAAATTGCCGATATAGACTTACTGAGTCAACTGGTCACCGATGAAGAAATCAAGCAATACGAAAAAGACTTTGGAAACTGATGCACCTCACTATGGTTGTGAGTTCTGTGGTCGCACGTTTGCACGTGAGTCTACTATTACAAAACACATATGTGAGTATAAGCATAGATGGCTTGAAAAAGACAGAGCCGGAAACCGCATAGGATTTCAATCTTGGTTACAGTTTTATAAAAAGAACAGCACAAGCACAAAAAATCGCACGTATGAAGAATTCATTAAGAGTGCTTACTATACTGCATTTGTTAAGTTTGGAACACACTGCGTGGGTATCAATGCTATTAACATCAGTCGGTATACTGATTGGTTATTAAAGAATCAAATTAAGATTGACACCTGGTGTGCTGATAGTACATACACAAAGTATCTTATTGAATATCTTAAAACAGAAGATCCGTTAGACGCAATTGCTAGAAGTGTAGAGACTACTCTTACTCTAGCAGAAGCATCAAACATATTGAGCAAAGACGTACTGCGCTATGGTAACACTAATAGAATTTGCTATAGTATTACCACTGGCAAGTTAAGCCCGTGGATTCTGTATCATAGCAATAGTGGTAAAAAGTTCTTAGATGGATTAAATGACCCTCAAGTTGCTCTCATCATTGATTACATCAATCCCGAGCAATGGAAGATAAAGTTCAATCGTGAGCCTGAAAACGTGAAGCAAGTAAAAGAGATACTTGACCTTGCAGGGTATTAATGACTCCGATATTTTGTTCACTAGTTCATACTGGAATGAATGCTACATCCAGTGGCAGATTAACTCCTTGCTGTGCCACTGCATATGGATATGTAGCAGAAGAAAAGAATGTTAAGTCCTTAGCCGACAAATTAAACCATATAAATTTAATTCGTGTTCGTAGTCAATTAAAGGCAGGGATATGGCCTTCTGAATGCAATACGTGTAAAAAAGCCGAACTGACGGACACAGACTCATTACGTACGGTGTTCAATACATATAGAAGTAACAGAGGATTAGAAGATACTCGGGATGATGTTATTAAACCATCTGATGTGTATTCACTGCATGTTTCTGTGGGTAATAAATGTAACAGTAAATGCATGACATGTAATCCAGGGTCTAGTAGTCTGTGGCAAGATGAATGGAAGACTATATGGAACATGAAGGGCATAACTAATAATAATGATTCTATTTTAGATAACCCTGTACTAGTTGATGAATTAGTAAATGATTTTACTAATCTTAAGAAGATTACTTTCTTGGGCGGAGAGCCAACAATAAACAACAACCATCTAGCATACTTGCATCGTTTGATAGCAGAGGGTAGAAGTGCTGATATAGACTTAGGATACGTTACTAACTTGACAGGCATAGACGATAGTTTACTTGAAGTGTGGAGTAACTTCCGTAACATTGACTTGAACATATCACTGGATGCATACGGTGAGAAGAACGATTACATACGCTACCCCATTAAATGGACTAAAGTAGAGTCAAACCTTAGAAAGTTTTTAGACTGGGCTAGTAAAGACAAAGTATCAATAGGACTAAGTCTAACACCTAGCGTATTCAATTGTATTCACTTAGATGAGGTGTATACGTTTTGGCATAAGTTGTTAGTTGAGTATAACTTACCCATGAGTTACGGAGTCGCATTGAACAAAATTACATATCCGATGTATACTAGTATGAGAATCACTACATTAGAATACAGACAGCAAGGCATTGTTAAGTTATTATCTACTAGACAACAGTTGCCTGTTGAGTTTTATAATTCAATTGATTATGCTATTGAAATGTTAAATGAACCAATACTAGATAGTAATACTATTGAGACGGGTAAACGTTTCATTGAACAATCAGATAGATATAGAAATAAAAACATAAAAGATTATGTACCTGAACTATATAACGAATTATGGAAAAAACAATGATTAGAATTCCATTTGTGAGCAAGACTTCACGTACTTTTTACTGAGATGGCAATAATGGAACAAGGCAGCTTTAAATACAAAACTGAAAACTACTATGGTAGTCAACACAAGATTCATACAGTCTCGTGGAAGGGTAAGGGTGAAGTAGATAGTGATGAAGTTCGCAATTGGTGTACCCAACACTTTGGGCCTGCAGGATATCAAGATGAACTAGAAGGTACTCGTTGGTTAGATGATATACAAGAACAAGGTGAAATTTTCTTGTGTAGAGATGAAGACTTAACCTTCTTCTTACTTAAATGGACATGAGACGGATACACTTAGAAGGCCCTACTTGGGAAGACACTAAGCCCGGGTGGCACGAAGCTGAGTTGAACCTTAGTGGCCAAATAAATCGCTATAGAGAAATTATGGAATGGCTCTATAATAGTATTGATAAATGTGAGAGACATTGTAGATGGTTTCAAACAACATACGGAATAAAAGTCAAATTTAGATATGAGAGGGATTATATTCTCTTTACGTTGAGGTGGTCATGA